AGCTTGGTGGATTTTGATAGAAATCGCTAGGATGTCTGGAAACTATCCTTCAGTGGCAGTTCGCATCATGTGGGTATTGGCGGTTGAATGTTGTTACTGTACCGTGAATTTCTTTGGAGACCTGATTTGTTTGAATGGTTCCAATCCTTCTGGGCATGGTTTGACGGTTGTCATAAATAGTATTTGTAATTCACTCTACATGCGGGTTGCTTACTATGATATCATTGGAAGTTTAGACGGTTTTTCTATCTTTGTGCGTTTGATGACTTATGGCGATGATAACATCATATCAGTACATCCTGCGATGCAAGAGAAGTTCAATCAAGTAACTGTGACTAAAGCCCTTGCCAAATATGGGATTGTTTACACTGACGCGCAGAAGACTGGAGCTGCTGCAAAACCATTCTGTGATGAGAATGAGATTTCATTTTTGAAGCGTGGTTTTGTTAAATCGCCATATGGCTTTTGGTTGGCTCCATTGGAGGTGGCATCAATTCATAAAATGCTAATTATTGGTGTAGATTCTGGCAAGTCTGAAGAGAAAGACAGGCTTGCTGGGGTTTTAATTTCATCAGTAATGGAGGCTTTTCAACATGGTGAGGAATTTTATAATTCCCATGTTGAATTAGTGAAGGAGTGCATGGTGGAGTATCAGCTAGTTGAATGGGTTGAGTTGAAAGGCGGGCTACCCACCTTTCAGTCATTGCTAGATAAGAGGTTCGCGAAAATGTCGCGAGCCTCTCTTCTAGCTAAGTAGAGACATGACGGGCCTATCGTTCCAGGTCGTTAACCAAAGGGCGCCGGTTGTCGCAGTTACCAGCAAAAGATAATTTCAAAATAAACACAAATCTTTTGTGAGGGGCGGCAACTTGAGAGACCACGGGCAATCCCCGAAAAATTCTATTTAGAATGTGCTTGGTCTAACAGTTTATTTTGTGCAAGTTCGAAATGAGTATAATCGAACCCAAGTCAAGTACTCGCGCAGACTTTATTTAAATTTATTGAATCTGAATCTGGTGAGAAAGTAGGGCACAGGTCATCACTTGACCCTACGATCTCCACCACTGACATTGCACCGTTAGGAGAGTGGTTTTCACGTCCAATTCAACTATTTCATTGGGAGTGGGATGAGGAG